AATAGTGGTGAATATTTAGAGAAAAGTGTTTATGATAATGAAAAACTACCTTTAGATATGGATTTTGTATCATTATTAACACCAATAAAAACAAAAATATATAAGGGTGTTTATGATGCTCAATTACAGGTTATTATTAATGATAGAAGTGCGAGCGAAAAATTATATATAGAAGTTTATTATGCAACAATAACGGGTGCACCTATTGATAGTGGTATTAGTAATACACCTATTGGTGATTTAGGTGTTAAGCCTATTTTTACTATGGAGAGTTCATTATTAAACTTAAATATAAATTATACTCAAAACGTATATTTATCAGGTCAATTAGATGATGATTTTGAAATTGAAAGTGGTAGATTATTAAGATATCATATTTTAGTTGAAAAAGTAGGTGCATCTAATGAATATAAAAGTTTTAAAATTTTTATTGGTAAGGATAATAATTCATTTATACGTTCACCTTTTAGATTTAAATTAAACGATTTAAATGATGTTGATACTGAAAATAGTAATATAAATGATGTTTTAACAAAAAATTCGTCAGGATTATGGGTTGGTTCACCGTTACCTCAATCATTAAATAGTGTATCAAATTTAGGTAATGGTATTAGTATTTTAAATAAAAATGGTACTGTTTTAGAAAGTAATACATTAAAAGGTAAAGGTGGTGTTTATGTGTATAAGTCTGGTGATACTGTTAATATTGATTATGTAACTTCGGGTGGTAGTGGTTTTGATATGGTATATTTATCAGAATATTATTATTTAAACTATACTAATGATTCAGATCCAGGTATTACTTATATGAAAATTAATAATACCGATCCAACATTAGTGACTGAAGCATATATTGATTATCAAAATATAAATCAAATAGATTGTAAATATACATGGTTAAATGCTAAAGTTGGTGATACTTTTTATTTAAGAGATAAAGAAAACGCTGATATAAATTATACTTATACTATTAATGCAGATCCTATTGATATGGGTGGGTATGTTAAATTACTTTTAACTTATGTAAGTTCAAATGGTACACCACCATATAATCGAATATTATTAGGTCTTGTAAGTAAAGTAGGGGGTGGTAGTAGCGGTACTGATATAAGTGATGTTTTAAATAATAAAATTGATTTGTTATCAAATCCTGTTGAAGATAATATACCATTAATAACTTCAAATGGTATGTTAAAGGATTCAAATAAAACTATTGATGATTTAATTTATAACCCTTTAACAGGTATTATTCAATTAACAGATACCATAGGTGGACAAAATTTCAATATGAATGAAAGTAATGCTATATCAGTAAGATGGGATACAGTTCAATATATTGATAATAGTTATTATACATTTAATAGTTTTAATGGTACTGGTAATACAATAACAATATTAAAGAGTGGTTTTTATGAAATAAATTATAATATTAACGCTCTTTTAGATTCAACTGATAGGTCTGAAATTGCTATTAAATTTTATGTTAATGGTGTTGATATTAAACAAACATTAACAGCATCATATGCTAGAAATACGACAAATGCTCATTTATCTAATACTTTACCATCATATTTAATATCTTTAAGTGAAAATGATGTGGTGGAGTTAAAAGGATATAATGTTGGTACTATACATAATGTATACACAATAGCATATTCAAGTTTTATTAAATTAAAATATTTAGGTACTTAAAATTAAAATTATGTTTTACAATACAGAACGCAAATTTTTTATAAAAAAAAATAGTACATTACCTGTGCTAAAATATCCTTTAAATCAACATCTTTTAGAACGATATGATATTGCTGAAGATATGTTAGATGATGTTGCTATAACGTTTTCAATGATAAATGAGGATACTGGTATATATCATATAGCAAATGTAGAGGCTCAATTAATTATAAATGAAAATAGACCACTATATCCTGATGAAGTTAAATATACGCTGACCTATCAATTTACTGAAAAACAAACATCAATAGTTGGTTTATTTAGAGGTGAATTTAAATTAGATTTTTTAGGGGAAAATTGTGGTAAAATAACAATACCTAATAATGATAAAATTATAATACTTATTAGCGATTCAATAACAAAGACTACTGTTATTTAATAAAAATATTGTATATATTATTTTTTTATACTATTTTTGTGTTAAATAAAAATAATATAAATGAACGTAGTTTTTATTGTAAAATGCGAAAAGATACCACGTAGAGTTTGGTATTATGTGCAATTCCCTTATAATGAGCAATTAATAAATTATATAAAAAATTTAGATAAATCATTACGTAAGTGGAATGGGGTACATAAGTCATGGGAAATAAAAGCAGATGGTTTATTAGAATTAATAAAAATATATAAAAATTCAACTAAAATATATTTTGATTTTGGTAATAATGATAATCGTAAACAATTTATAGATATTATTGCTAAATTAAAAAAAGAAAAAGAAGAAATTGTTCGCGCAAAAAAAACTCTTGAAAAAAATAAAGAATATTGGACTAAATGGAAACAAGAGTTAGATGTTACATATGAGAAATATCGTCAAGAAGTTGAAATTAATTTAAAAGAAGAAACAAAATTATACCCACATCAAATAGCAGGGGTTATGTTTTTAAATGAGGTGAGAAATGCTTTAATTTCTCATGATATGGGTATAGGTAAAACAGTTATTTCAATAGGTTATGCGGAATATAATAAATTTGAAAAAGTTTTTATCATTACCCCAAATTCACTAAAATTTAATTTTTATTATGAGGTTGAAAAATTTACAAATAGTAAAACTTATATTATAAATTGGAATAAAAATAAATATACTATTGAAGAATCTAAATATATTATAGTAAATTATGAATTTTTTAATCCATCTTCATGGGTATATTTTAAATCTAAATGGGATAAATTAAATATTGATAAAATTGATTGTTTAATTTGCGATGAATCACATCGGTTAAAAAATACTAAATCAAATACATTTAAAAATTTTAAAAGAATTTTTAAAAAGGATATTTTTAGAAATGGTAAAGTTTCTAAAGTATTTTTATCAGGAACACCAGCCCCTAATAGAGCATATGAATTATATAGTGTTTTAAATCAAATATCACCATTAGATTTTAAAACAAAAAAACATTTTTATGAATATTATTGTGGTATGACTTATGATTTATATGGTTATGGGTGGATTACTGATATATCTCAACAAAAATTTGAAGAATTATATTATAAAATATCACCATATACACATAGAAAACGTAAAGAAGAAGTATTAGATTTACCAGATAAAATATATCAAAAAATATTATTAGAATTATCCGATAAAGAATTAAAAGAATATAAAACTATTGAAGAAGGGGTAGCACAAGAAATAATAATAGGTGATTATAAATTAAACACTTATTTAAATCCTTTAACTAAAATAGTAAAATTAAGGCAATTTACCGCAAAATTAAAAGTTAATCATTTAAAAACATTAATAAATAGTATATTAGAAACAGATGAAAAAATAGTTATTGTTGATTTTTTTAAAGAAAGTTTACGAGAATTAAAAAAAATGTATAGTGATATTGCTGTATTACATACTGGTGATCAAACTGTTGAGGAACGATCTGATATGGTTAGAGAATTTCAAGATGAGAAATCTAAAATAAAAATATTTTTAGCATCAATACAAACAGCAAATTATGGTTTAACTTTAACCGCTGCTAGTAAAATGTTTTTAATAACATTACCCTATTCAGTTGGTGAATATGATCAAGTTTCAGATAGAATATATAGAATTGGACAAAAAAATACTGTTAATATATATCCATTAATTTTTAAAGATACTATAGATGAAATGGTTTATGATAGTTTAGAAGATAAAAAAACAGAAATAGTAAAAGTTATTGATAATGAAGTATATGAATCGAAAGCAACAAATTTAGTTTTAAATAATGTTATAAACAAAATAAAATTAAAATACAAATAATATGGGTCAAATATATAAACGTAATATCAATCCTATTAGAGATTTTTTAATTCATTTATTATTAATAAATGTTGATTTTAATGATGAAAAAATACAACGGGATATAAAAGAAACAATAAAAAATATTTTAATTTCTGTGGGTGTTTATGATGATGAATTAGAATATTTAGATTATAAATTTAAAATTAAAAAAAATTATATTAAATTGCAACCAAATAATTTTGTTTGTGCTTTATGGTTTATTGGTGCATTACCAGATGATCCTACTTTAATTTTAGATGAAAATCGTGCTGTTGTAGGTGATTATGTTTATAAATTTAATAGAAGAACAAAAATGTTATCAAAACGTAAAATAGATAATTAAATGGATAAGTTATCAGTTATAAGTGAAATAAAAAGTTTTTTAGATGGTTATGATGATACTATTAAATATTTGGTTCATGTAGAAACAGATTCACGAACAAATATTGGTGAATGTATTATACACCCACCTGGTAAAGATAAATATATAGAAGAAATACCATATACACCATTTTTATATGTTAAAGATTTTGAGAAAAATGGTATTAGAGATTTTTATGGTAATGATAAAACATACATGGAATCTCAAAAGATTTTACATGGTATTACATATCATAAATTAGAAACAGGGGGGCAAGAGAGATTAGAAAAGGGATATATATATAAAGTTACAAGTTCTAAATCGTATTCACATTTATTAAATTTTTTTAAAGATGGGGGTGTGTATGCTTATCAAAAATTATATGATGGTGAGGGTAATGTAGTAACCGATAAAAAGGGTGATCCTGTTTACCCAAATAGACATTTATTTTATACTTTACGATTAGAAGAACAATTTCTTATTGATAAAAAAACAAGATTATTTAAAGGTATTGAAGAATATAATGAAATACATCGTTTTATTTTCGATATTGAGACAACTGGTTTAAGACCAGAAATATCAAGGGTATTTGCTATTGGTATTAGAGATAATAAAGGATTTGAAACAATATTAGAGGTAGATAAATTGGATGATGATGAAAGCGAAATTAAATTAATTCAAGATTTCTTTAATTTAATATATATTTTAAAACCAGATATTATCGCAGGATATAACTCAGAAGAATTTGACTTTATGTTTATTTTAGATAGATCTAAAATTTTAAAAATGGATTTATCTAAAATACGAACATCTTTTAAGGATAATATTAAAATTAGACGTAGACCTAATTCAACTGTTAAAATAGGTACTAATACTGAACGATATACATCAACTATAATGTGGGGTACATCAGTTGTTGATATTTTACATGCTGCTAAAAAAACAGCTGCTCTTAATACAGATATAAAAAAAGTAAATCTTAAATATATCGCGGATTTTGAGGGTATTGCTAGACCAAATAGAACTTACATAAAAGGGGATGATAATGGTATTGGTGATATGTATTATAGAAATAGTGTATATCTTACTGATAATGAAAATAATTATATAGAAATACCTGAAAAATATCAAGACGTATCTAAAGAATTGATTTTATTACAAAAGCAAAAAAAGGATTATTCTGAAGATGATTATAAAAAAAATAGGAATAATATTTTAAAGGACAATAAAGATTTTGTAGATTGGTTTAGAGAAAATGCTTTATCTGAAAATAAAATAATTTTTAAATATGGTCGTGAATTATTAAGACAATATTTGTTAGATGATATTTGGGAAACTGAACAGGTAGATTTATTATACAGTCAATCATCTTTTATGTTAACTAAAATAGTACCGACAGTATATCAAAAAATATGTACTATGGGTACTGCATCTATATGGAATTTATTATTAACTGCATGGAGTTTTGAAAAAAATATAGCAATTCCAGTACCAGATGTTAAACAAAAATTTAGTGGTGGGTTATCAAGATGTTTTAAGACTGGTTATACTGAACGTATTGTTAAAATTGATTATGCTTCACTATATCCAATGGAACAATTAACATGGGATATATTTCCTATTTTCGATATTACAGGTGTAATGAAAATGATGTTGTTATATATGACAACGACACGTAATATATATAAAAAATTAGCGAATAGCAGCGATTTAAATATTGAAGAAATAGAGTTATTAAAAGAATTAGATCCTGATGTTTATATAAAATATAAAAATAATACGTTAACTGATAAAGATAGAAGTTCTTTTAAAGTAAAGCAATTACCAATAAAAATTTTGAATAATTCACAATTTGGTGCTTTAGGATCTGATATTTCATTTAATTGGTCATATAACATATCTGCAGCACGTATTACAAGTAATGGTAGATTAAATTTACGTCAAGGGATTAGTTGGTTTCCTAAATATGGTTGTATCCCATTATTAGCCATTACAGACGGTATTAATTTTAAGATACCAAATACTACTAATATAAGAATAACTGACGAGAGAGAGTTTAAAATAGACCAATACAAGCCAATTGAGGTAATGTGGGAGTATGGTGGGGATGTTGGTATTGCAGCTTTAATAAACAAATATAATAAGGAACAAATGATACCCCCTTATATGTCTGTTGATAATGATGGTGAATTTTTATCGTGTTTGAATTTATCTCGTAATAATTATGCTTTATTAGTTGAAAAAAAGAATAAAAAAACGGGTGAAATAAAGAAACAAGTGAAATTGATAGGTAATACTATTAAATCTGTTACAATGCCAGAATATATTGAAGATTTTATGAATAAAGGTTTTGATTTAATTTTAAATGGTAAGGGATATGAATTTGTACAATATTATAATGATTATGTTGATGATATTTATTATAGAAGAATACCCTTAAAAAAGATAGCAAATAAAAGTCGATTTAAGTACACTATTGATGAATATAAAAAACGTGGTAAAGATAAAAACGGTAAAGATAAGGCGCAACAGGCTCATATGGAATTGGTTATAAAACAACGTAAATTAATTGCTGAAGAATTATTTGAAAAACATAAAAACGAATTAGACTTAAAAAAAGATGAGAGTAAATTAACAGTTAATGATAAAATGAAGTTAATAGCAGTTTATATGCCACCTGAACCTGAATTAGATAGTATGATATACTATGTTAATACTGGTTATCGTAAATCACATGGGGATTCTAAAATTATAAAAGATAAAAAAACTGGTAAAAAAAGAATGGCTTCAAGATTAATTAGTGTAGATGATTTAAGAGATAATCCTGATATGTTAGGTGAATATAATGTTGATAAATATTTAGATAAATTTAATAAAAGAATAACAAATTTGTTAATTGGTTTTAAACCAGAAATTAGAGAAAAAATATTTGCTAAAATAGTAAGAACTAAAAAGAAAAATGAAACAACTAATAAAAATGAGGAAATTGAAACATTAAAAAAAGGTATGTTTACTCGTAATGAATTAGAAATGGGATTATATGATTTAGATAGTTTAGAAGATACTATGAGTTTAAGTAGTGAAGAAATAAATTTTTGGAATTTTACTGGTTATGATCCTCGTTTAGTTTGGAATGGTTTTAAAGAGCGTAAAAATAAAAAAATATATTATGATATATATAATCATGCTTTAGAATTTTTAAATAAGAAAATGAAAAAAACTGGTAAACCTTTAATTAAATCTGTTAATGATAAAATAAATAAAGGTGATTATATATTATATAAATATGGTAAGAGATATGAACTTGGGTATCATAACGGTAAATATATTCAAATTATACGTAAAGATTTGGCAATTCCTAAAAGCGAAATTGAAATTGAATTAGAATATAAAGAAAAGAAAAAACAGGATCATATTAAAATATCATCTAATTTTGATATTGATGGTGATGAATATAAAGAAAGATTAAAATTTTTCGAAATCTTTAAAAATACGTTTAATATTGAAAAAGATTTTAATACTTATTTAAATGAAACTGGTGATGATGGTATAAAAATATTAGATGATTTTATACAATCAAAAAAAGATGAGGAAGAAGAATACGTATAATGTATATTTATTAGTTGATAGAAATACTGATAAAATTATTAAAAGTGGTAAATATTATAAAATATTGGATTTGTGTGTTAACAAATATTCAACATTTACACATTATGTAATAAATAAAATAGAATATTATGGGCGAAATTTTAGATAATATAGTTGAAAATTTTTATGATTATGATTTTTTAATTGCCGATGGTTTTGATGCTGCTGTTATAGGGTATGAAGAACATTCAATGAGAATAATTTATTCAGTATCAAAATGTATTGATATTTTAATAGAAGATGGTATGAATGAATTAGATGCTTTAGAATATTTTACATATAATGTTTCAGGTGCTTATGTGGGTGATAAAACACCTATTTGGTGTTGGGATTATTTTCCTTAAAAATTTATTTTCTTTATAGTATAAAATACTATTTATATTATAAAGAATATGTTTATGAAAAGGATTTTATTTATCATTTTATTTCTATTAGGTTCATTAATTATAAAGAGTCAAACGGATAGTATTATAATGCTATTGGATGGTGTCGCTAAGTATAAGACAGTACGTGTTGATAATAGCGATCAATATTTTTATAAAAAAGATACATTAGGTAATTGGATTTTATATTTTCAATGGGATGAAGAACCATATGAAAGATATTATTATAAAATAGATCCTAATGGTGAAAGAACTTTATTATTTTTAGATAAATATATTGGTGATACTATTTATTCGTATTATTATGATTCTTTAGGTGTTGAAAGTTTAAGTTGGGTAACCAAATATTATTATCAAGATTATGCGACAAGTAGTATGATGCGTATTGATGATAATAATGATATAAATTTAACAGTTATAGATGGTAAAATTATAATATCATCAAAATTACCTGTTGAAAATTTAAAATTAATAGGTATTGAAGGGCGTACCCAAAAAAAAATATCCCCCCATAAAACGAATTTTTATATAAAATCATTTAAGGGTTTTTATATATTGGAATTAGAAACCGAAAGGGGTCTTTTTTATAAAAAAGTTGTTGTTTATTAAAATTTTTATTACTTTTGTATATATAATAAAAAAATATTAAGTATGAATAATAATCAATGTGATAAAGATCCTAAATATTTAGGAATACCCAATATTTGTTTTTCTTTAATAGGTAAATATGATAAAAGGGAAAAAAAACATAAAAAACAACGTTTAAAACGTGGATTTGATGATTCTGAAACTTGGAGTTTAACAGACACAATAGTGAAATTTATATTACCACGATTTAAACGATTTATAAAAGTATCTTATAAAGTTATAGCATTTACTAAAAAAGAAAAAAAACAACATAAACAATTTTTAAGAGCATTAGAGTTATTAGAACGTAATAATGGTGAACGTAATTTTACCGAAAAAGAGAAAAAACAAATAAAAAAGGGGTTAAAGGTATTCCCAGAAATATTTGATGGTTTGTGGTGGTAATATAGTAATATTCAGTATTTATATAAAAATATGATATTATGGCGAAATTAACAAAAAAAATGTTAGATGAAATAATAGATTCAAATGATGAATTAATAGGTTATGATAAATACCCAACAAACGGATCTAATTTAGATAGTAAAGCATTAAATACTACTGATTTTAATGCTGGTAAGGGGCATCAACCATTTAAATATGATATGTTAGCAAGATTTGGTTTTAGTTTATTACCTTTTTTTGAAAGTGAGGAAAAGGGTAATAATAATTTAATTGATGATTTGTCTAAATTTTTATATGATAAAAGAAAAAGTGTTTTAATTTCTTATTTAAAAAAACCCAATAAAGTAAAAAATGACTTTAACAATTTAAAGGATAATAAAGATTTTTGTAACGATACTGCTAAAGAGATTATAGATTTTTTAAAACCGTATATTGAAAATTCTTTAAATGAATTAAATAATACTTTAAAAGAAAATATTGATGAAAATACTTTTATTGAGGGTAAAGTATTAGAAAAAAAAGACGATCCTAAAGATATTTCAAAAGAAAAATCTAAAGATAGGGATGTTTTAGATAAAAAAATAAAACATCTTGCTGATTTAATTAATAAAATGGATAAAAAAAATGTTTCTAAATTAAAAAATTTATTAGAAGATGAATAATTTAAAAAAAATAAAATGGGGTGTTGTTTTTATCGTAGCATTAATAATTTCTTTATTAGGGGTTATTAACAAATTACATAAAGAATTGAAAATTAGTGAGTATAATTTGAAAATAAGTGATGATAAAACAATATTATTACATCGAAAAAATAATGAATTATTATATACAACAAAAGCATATAAAGCAGATAAAAAGGAATTAAAAAAATGTAACGATTCATTATATAATGAAGTGAAAAAAATTAAGGGTGATGTGATAACGTTAAATCATATTATTTTTAATTTAAAACAAGATACTACTGAATTAAGACAATATTTAAATGCTTTAGAATCACAAATGTATGAGCCTGTAAAAAAGGACACTAATACATGGGAAATACCCTGGAAATTATTTTATGATTATGGCGATAATAATTTCGATCATTATATTGGTAGTACTACAATAAAAACATATTGTGATGATGATATAATAACAATAACACATGAAAAAACTGAAATGTTGGAAAGGTCAAGTGTTGTTAATTTAATATGGGGTCAACGATATACTAAAGATGGTGTTGAAGTTTATGTGTTAACAAAACATCCCGCTTTAAAAATAAATAATATGAGTGGTGTTTTTGTTAAATATCCTAAAAAGAAACATTGGTTTACAGGTTTTGGAATAGGTCCTGCAGCAGTAATAGGTTATGATTTTATGAATAATCAACCATCTTTTGTTATTGGTTTAGGTTTACAATATAACATATATCAGTGGTAATATTTTATATGTAATGGAATATAAAATATAATATATAATAAAAATTATATGTAAAAGAATATAAATTAATTATGAATAGTGAATTATATGATAAAGAATATATAATACCCAAAGAAATTTTAGAATATATAAGTAAGCAATTAACAATATATCCTCAAGGTAAGGGTGTGAAAAGAGCAAAATTTATTTTAAAAAATGGTAGAATTACTTACCAAGATATGAAACGTATAAAAAATATGTTTGATAGTTTTAATATTAATTCAAATGAAAAACAAGAATATGAATTAGCTGGTGGTAATTTAATGAGAGGGTTTATAGAGCAAAAATTATCACAGGATAGAAAGGGAACTGAAATTTCACGAAAAATTAAAGGTGATGGTAAACAAGATTTAAATCAAGAAATACAATTAAATGAAAATGTTGTTTTTGATGATAATGATGCTAAAAAAAATGTAATCGCTATTATAGTTAATCCAGATAGTCAAATTTTATTAGTTAAAAGAAGTGATAAAGCCGATTGGCAACCAAGTAAATGGTCTTTAGTAGGTGGTGGTGTTGAAAAAGGTGAAGAACCTATAGATGCTTGTTATCGTGAAATAAAAGAGGAAACTGGTTTAGTGATAACAAAATATTCACATAGATATATAATTCAACGTACAGCAGATAATATTGAATATATATATGTTTGTAAATATGATAGTGATATTGATAATGTTAAACTTGATATGATTGAAAATGTTGCATATGGTTGGTATTTACCTCAAGAAATTAAATTTTTAGATCACGTTCCTAATTTATTAGATTATATTAATCTAGCATTTAAAAATTATGATTAATGTAGTATTTATATAAAATAACAATATTTTAATATAAAAAAAATGAGCAGATTAGAAGATATGAGTGTAGCATTTAGAAAGCGTGAAATGACACGTAATTCTTATAATAGTAATGACGAATATAATATTTCAAATCCCAATGCTTTATCTGATGGTGATGAAAAAGGGAAGGGTGAATTAAACGATTCTGTTGGTGGTCTTACTGATATAAAAACACGACAAAAATCAATGGTAAAAAATAAATATAATGCCAACGATCAATATGATAGTAGTAAAGCATAATGGTTAATGAATTAAAAAAAATATTTGAAAATATTTTAAGTTTTAAGAAACGTTTATTATTTGAGAATGTAAATCCAAATGATATAAAAACGGCTATAAAACAACATAAAATATTATTTATTTATTATGATGGGGATGATACCATATTAAAGGGGTATAGAACTATCAGACCATTTGTTTATGGTAAACATAAAACTACGGGCAATTATGTTGTTAGAGCATGGCAGGATGCTGGAAGTTCTGATAGTTATAAAGGGTTAAATAGAATACCAAGACAAGGACATGAAAAACAATCAAGTCCTAAAGGGGGTATACAACCAGGATGGCGTTTATTTAGAATTGATGGAATTAAATCAATATATCCTACTGGTTACGAGTTTAAACCTAAAGAATTTTTTATTACTAATGATGGGGTTAAATATAACCCTAATGATAAGGATATTGAAGTGGAATTGTCAATTAGTAAAGAAACACCAGATAAGACAGATTATGATAAAAAAATTAGCAGATATGACGATTTTTTTAAACATGCTGAAAAAATTAATAGATCTATAACAAAAGATGAGATTGAATATTTATCAGATGTAGTTACCAAATATAGAAAAAAAGCGAAAAGAAATTATTGGGTTGTACAAAATGATAAAGGTGATATGGTTTTAATGACTAAACGTGGATTAGAAATTAATAATGTACCTGAAGATGTTGTTATCGGTAATTTACAAGAATTATATAATAGATATGTGCTTGAAAATAAACCAATACCAACGGATTTTTTCAATAATATTGAAAAAGATTTAAATGATAAAATAAATAAATAAATTTTATAATTATGAGTGATAATATTAATTTAAATAAATTAAAAGACGAGATAAAAAGAAGAAAAGAAACTAAATCAAATATTGGTATTGATGCAAATAACACAAATTTACAACCAAAAGATCAGTTTTTAAATGGTTTATTAGAATCTTTAAATTCAGGACGTGAAACACATGCATCTAAATTAGTAAAAATGGTTGATAATAAGGTTGCTGAAAAAAAGGGTGAGAATATTAGACATACTATTAACAATACTGAAATACCTCAAAATACAAAAACACAAAATAGTGTTGATAGAGATGGTTTATTATATGAGGAAATAGAAAAAAGAAGTAATAATTTATTAAATAAAAAAAGATATGGATCTGTAAATGAAAATGAATTATTAACATCATTACCTCAACAATCAGGTATGATTAATGAAGAAATAATTAAGAAAATTATAACTGATAATTTTGAACATTTAATTGAAAATGCTTTAAAAAATTCAATAGTAAATATTTTTATGAGTGAACGTATTAAGGAAGTGATTAATGAAAATGAGGATATAGTAAAAAATGTTGTTTTAAAAACATTAAAAGAACTATATAAAAAGAAGAAAACATAAAAAGAATATAATAATATAATAATTATTATGTATAAAATTTATGAATTATTAGATTTAAATATACCAGATAATTTTGAAGATTTTTATGATGGAAATGAAATACGTCATTCTTTTTGGGCTTTAACGCCTTTATCTGTTCCAGATGATATAACTGATGAATATATTTTATTTGAAAGAATTAAAAAAAATAAAAAAATTAATAATAAAATAAAAAATTTTTTTGTTAAACATCAAATTTTAATGGAAGATGATCAAAAATATTTTTTAGATAGATATCATTTAGATCGCGAAAATGCCGATAATATTGCAGAAATTTTACCAAAAAAATATAGTTTAGTTTCAGATAATGTTTATATTGGCAGTGGTGCTAATGGTTATGCTTATAAAACTAATGATAATAAAATATTAAAAATAACAACAGATCCAACAGAGGTTGAAGCAGCCATTAAATTAAAGGGTGAAAAACCATATTATTTAGCGTGGATTTATGATGTTTATAAAATAATAAATGAAGATGAGGGTGAAATTATTTTTGCTATTTTAGAAGAATTTATACCAGACAAACCCAAAAATTTATTTATTAAATATATTGATGGGTATAATAATATATCAAATTTAACCGAAAAATTTGATTTTATAAAATATATTAAAAAATTTTTTAATAGAAATTTTTTAAGAACCAATGCTTTTAATTATTTAAATTTTTTAAAGATAATTAGTTTGTATTTAAACGGTGATATTTCTAAAGAAAATTTAAAAAAATATAATTTAAATTTATCTGATGATAATTTAAATAAATTAAAACAAATTAATAATACTATACCAATATTAGATATATATAATTTTATGATTGGTATGGTGAATATTCACACTGAATTAGATGGTTATGGTTTACGTAGATATAATGATTATGCAAATGTGGATAATTTGGGTTATAAAAATAATATTTTAAAATTATTTGATATTGCTAAACCAATGGGATATTCAACAGAAATACCGAATTTAGATAAAAAAAATACAATAAAAATTAAAGAAAATAATGAAATTGATGATTCTGATCGTCTTAAATTTATTATAGAAGTTATATTTAAACAAGATTTTAGTGATTTTTTTAATAAAATATCTAATGGTGATTTATCAGATTTTAAAAAAATAAAAAACAATCTTTACAAATATTTTGAAAAAAACCCAATAGATAAAAAAATATTCTTTAAATATCTAAAATCTTTAAAAAATATTGATGAAGATAGAAAAAAATCATATATGCCAGGGTCGTCTACTGTTACAGTAAAAAAAAGATGTAGATTGGCGGGAAAAGGTAATACTTCGGATGCCTGTAATCAAGGTGATATTAATAATTTAGAATTTGGGAGTGTTGTTGAAGATAATAGGGGGTATGGTATTGCTGATAAAATATATGCTAAGAAGGGGATAATACCTCAAGATCCCAATAAATATTATAATATAAATAAAAATGAAGAATCTTCAGATGTGGTTTATAAGGGTGATATTAATGATTTTAGAGAGTTTTATTTCGATCCTAAACATGAAGCGTTTTATATTTATAAAAACCCTAAAAATTTTAATAATTTAGAGGGGGGTACAAGAGGTTTTATATTAAAAAATGGTGATTTATATATCTGTTCAACCCCTGATTTAATTCATATCGAAATATTTAAAATTTTAAAGGAAAATATTCCCGAATTTAAGAATATTGAATATAGGAATAGATGGGATGTGAAACCTACTGATTATATAAGTGTTATAAAAGCATATAAAGAAAACGTTTTAGAAGTTGGGGATGCTGATGTAAAAACATTAATGCATTTTAAACAAGAAGTTATACCACTATATAAAGAATTTATAACGATTTTTGAGAGAAAACACCCTAATATAAAAATTAGTTTAAAAAGGGTTGTTGATACATACCAATTTAATCTTAATGAGGGTACTTGGGAAAAATATTATAAAAACAACCCTAAATTACAATCTTTATCTAAAGATGATGATGATTTTGAACAAAAATATAAAAACAATTTAATTAATCAATCTGATAAAAATAAGATTGTGTTTAATGGTGAATATGGTAAATATAATAATCTTATAATAGTAAAAAATCCCGATAATTTGTATAATTTTCCTGATAGTGTTAGAGGTGTTATAACTAATAATGGTGATTTATATATAGTATCAAATAATAAAATTATACATAGTGCTCTTATTGAAATTTTAGAAGATATTGGTGTTTTAAACAAAAATAAGTTAAACAATTATTATCATATTATGATACCAGAGAAACTTGGGTTTTTAACAGTTCAACGAAAAGATAATTTAAATGCTATTTATTTAGGTGAATCAATTTCAATTTGTAGTAAATGGATATCAATAGATTTTGATAGTCCAAAATGGAGAGGGAAAATATTAAAAAATAATAATTTACCAGAAGATACTACAAAGGGTGAGTATTTAAGAACTTATAGATTAAGTGCTAATAATTTTATAAAATTAAGTAAAACTAAAAATTCTAATATTGATTTTAAATTAGAATGTGTTAAGGTTTATAGTGAGGATAGTATTTTAGATAAAATTGACGATATTGAAGAAGGGGTTGCTGATAAATTTTTAGCAAAAAAACACCCTTATCAATTCACAGATCCTGATGATGAATTTGAACGTGATTTTCAATTAACAAAGGCTGTGGAAAGGGGCGATGTTGAAATTTTTAAAATGGAAAATGGTGATGAATTAATAAAAAACCCAACATCTTTTTCAATGTTAGATCGTGATGTTAGGGGTGTTATACTTGATAATGGTGATGTATATGTTTTGAAGAATTATAGTTATAATGTTATACACGCAGATATTATTAGTTTTTTATATGATAATAATATTATAACAAATAAATCATCATTATATTTAGGATATATTATATATCTACCTGAAAAAATCGGATATTTAACAATTCAAAGACCAGGTAATTTAAATATATTTATGACTGGTGAGGGTATGGTATGTTCAACATATAGTTTTCTAAAAATGGAAAAAAACCCTGATAATAAAATTAGTATTTTCAATAAAAATGATATTCCAAATGATACTGAAATAAAAGAATTTAAAAAAATATGTGAAAAACAGATTGATAGTTTTATTAATAAAGCACGAAATAAAAATCCGCAATTAAAATTTTCATCTGAAAATATAATTGATTATAGTAAATATCGTGGTGTTTTTAAATATGATGTTATTGATTTGAAAAAAAGAAATTATACAGCAGAAGGGGTTGGTGATAAATATTTAGTAAATAAATATCCTCATCAATTTACAGATCCAGATGCTGATTTAAATAAAGAATTGGCTATTCAAAATAATGAAATAGTTGGTGAAAGTAATGGTGTTAAGATAATAAAAAACCCGAAAAATTTAAAAGATTTAGATTCTTTTATACGTGGTATTGTAACATTAAATGGTGATTTATATGTGGAAAGTGAGGCTAAATTAACTCATTTTGACTTATATAATTTTTTAAAGGATAAACATATTATACCGACACTGAATGATGATATTTATTATAATTTTGAATGGATAATACCAACAATAATTGGTGGTATTAGCGTTATTAGATTAAAAGATAGTAATGAGTTTGTTTTGGGTGCTTCTAATATTGATTATAATAATATAAGAAAGGATTTAGATTATCCGTATATTGAGATGATGAATCATATTTTTAAAAAACTGAAAATTCAAAAAAATTTTAAAAATATTGATGATTTGGTGATTTATTTTAAAAACTTTTTAAATGAAATAAAAGTAATTTTTGCTAAAGCACAAATTAAAAATCCCAAAATTAAATTTTCGACAAAAAATATTTATAGTTATCATGATGTTGATAATTTTGGTAAAGTTATTTATAATGAAAATAATATTATAGATGAAAGTGTTGAATATAAATTAGAAGATTTACCTTTTAAAGATGATATTGAGAAAAATGGTGGTAAAATATATTCAGTAGGTGGTATAGTTAGAGATGAATTTTTAGGTAAAGAATCTAAAGATTTAGATATTTTAATAACTGGTATACCTTTAGAAGAATTAAGTAAAATTTTAAGTAAATACGGTAAAGTAAATAATGTTGGTAAACAATTTGGTATTATTAAATTTATACCTAAAGGAGCTACTGAAGATATTGATATAGCAATACCTAGAACTGAAAAACCTACGGGTGAAGGTGGTCATAAGGGTTTTGAAATTACGAGTGACCATACATTACCTATTGAAGATGATTTAAAAAGACGTGATTTTACTATTAATGCTATTGCTAAAGATATTAATGGTAAATATATTGATCCTTTTAATGGTATTGAAGATTTAAAAAATAAAATTATTAGAGTTGTTGATCCTAAAGCATTTGCAGATGATCCTTTACGGATGTTAAGAGCAGTTCAATTTGCATCTAGATTTGGTTTTATCATTGAACCAAAAACAATGAGATTAATACAGAAAAATGCTTATAAAATTAAAGAAATACCTGGTGATAGAATAATTACTGAATTTGAAAAAATAGTAAAAAAGGGTAATCCCTATTTAGGTGCTAAAATATTAATTGAAACTAATTTATATAAAGAAATTTTTGATAGTGATTTATATATAGATCAATTAAATCCTGGTGAATTTAATAATGTAAATACAATATCTGAATTTGTATTTTTATTAACAAAACATAATCACAAACCTTTAGATTTTTATAAAAAAAATTTAAGATTAGATAATAAATCAGTTGCTGATATTGAAGCCTTCATATTAGGGTTTGATAATTACAAAAAAAATGAAAATCCTGGTTATTATAGAGTATTATCTCATAATATGTATTTAAAATCGCCCCGAACATTAGAAAGTAAAATATTACCAGAGGAATTAGAAAAATCATCAATTGATTTATTATCGGGTAAATATCCTAAAACGGTGAGAGAATTAAATATAAATGGTGGTGAAGTTAGCAAATTATTACCAAATAAACGAGAAACTGGCAATATTTTGAAAAAAATATTAATAAATATATATTATGATAAAATAAATAATAATTATGATGATATTTTAGTATTTATAAAAAAAATAATACCACTTAATTTAAATGAAACTAAAAAAAGAAAAAAAACTAAATATATAAAAACAAAAGAATCTCTTTTAAAATCAAAAAATATATCTAAAGAGATGAAAGAAAATATATTTAAATATTTAGGGGGTGGTTCAAAATATATTGAAGGTGGTAGAGTTCATGGTTTAAAAATACCTAAAGTAAAAGGTAAAAGATTTCATGGTGTTTCATTAGGTGCTGATAAAAATGGGTTTTATGTTTATACTCATAGAGCAGCAAGTAAAAGATATGATAGTCCTGAAAAAATACCACAAAAAAGTATTGATTTTATAGCAAGTACAGGTTAATAATCTAAAATAAAAAAATGGAAATAAAAGAAACAAAAGAAATAACGCCAAAAGATTTAGCAATTTTTTTAGGTGTTGAAAAAGAATATAATGATGCTTTAATTGAGGAAATTATTAATAATAGTTTACTGTCAATTGAAGATGAGAAAAATAATGTTATTGATTAATATTATAAAAAAATGGAATTTAAATTAAAAAGATCTGTTGAAACAAGTAAACAAGGTAAAAAATATAAAATAGTTTATATTGATCCCAATGAAAGTGAAATAAAAATATATCCACATACTAGTATTTTAAAAAAATATGGTGCTAAATGGAATAATTTAAAAAAAGTGTGGTTTTGGTTTTATAATGATGAAAATTATGAAGATATTAAAGAAAATAATATAAAACCTGCTTTACGAGAAATTTTAAAAATAGAAAAAAAACCAACTGATGAAGTGGATGAATACTTAGATGCTGCTGAAGAATTAATAAATAGTTTAGAAAATATTCAAAGTAATGTTTTACCTAAAGAAGATGAAATTAAAATTAGAAAAAGTTTAGAAGATTTAAGAAACGAAATTGTTAATATAGATAATGATGAGGAATTTAAAAAAACTATGAAAATAGTTCAAAGTTTTAGAAGTATTAAAGATCATGGTTATAGTTTGTATAATTCAATGCTTATCTTATTACAAGATAGAAAAGCCACTTGGGTTAAATCACGTTCAGTATGGAAAATGTTTAATAGGGTTGTTAATAAAGAAGCCCCTATAATATGGTTGGTAAAACCAAAGCATATGAGAAGTAAATTATCTAAAACAGAACGTGAGAAAATAAAAAAAGATTTTTATAAAAAACATAATTTAAATCCTCAAGATACTTTAAAAGATAAGCCTGGTTTAAAACATAAATTAAATATTGAATTAGGTCTTATATTTAAAAATTCTTTTGAATGGTATCCCACATATGATGTTAGATTTACAACTCAAATAGAAGGTAAAAAGGATTATTATGAGGAATTTAAAAAGAAAGAAGATGTGAAATGGGCTGAAGATGATTTAATTGATGAAAAAGTAAGACCTATTTATAATGCTTTAATTGATTTTGCACATTCAAAAGATATAAAAATTGATATGAGTGATGATTTAGGGGGTGCTAAGGGTGTTAGTAAAAGCGGTAGTATTGAAGTTTTAAAAAATGAGGGTAATGATGTGGGTTTAACAAAAACCTTAGCACACGAAATTGCACATGAATTGTTACACCAAACATACGTAAAAAGTAAAGATCCTGATTTTGAGCAATTTTTTATTGGTAAAGATAGTAGAGGTGTTGTTGAACAACAAGCAGAAATTGCCGCTTGGATGGTAATGGCTTCATATGGTTTCGATTTAAAAACAACATCAATAAATTATGCTTTATTATGGGGTGGTGATAAAGAATCTATGTTAAAAGTATTTGATACAGTAACTAATGTGGTTAATTTGATGATTAAACATATTAATGATTATTTAAAAAAACAAAATAATGATAATAACACACCTTTAAGTGAAGAAGAAAATGTAAATATACATCCTGCAAAATATATAACCCCCGATGAAATGGCTAAATTTTTAGGGGTTGAAAATCAATATCAGCAAGCAAAAAAAGATAGTGAACAACAAACTAAATTAGTTGAAAATTTCTATAAAATATTAAATAATAGTAAAAAAATATTATAAAAAAAATGAATGGAATAGTTGATAAAGGAAAAAAGGTAACTATATCATATACAGCTATAATTTTAGATGAAAGAAGTAAAAGGAAATTATTAAATTTTCTAGGTGATTTTATACCAGATAATTGGAAAATTTATACACATCACATAACTTTAAATTTGGGTGCTGCAAAACCTGAAATAGAGCCATATTTAAATACAACTGCACGATTTAGAATTATAAGTTTGGGTAAAAGTGATATGGCTATTGCTGCTGGTGTGGAAATTATATATCCTAATATAGAAACTAGTAATAATATACCACACATTACTTTAGCGGTAAACCCAAATGGTGGTAAACCTCGAATGTCAAATGATATTGAAAAATGGTATCCTATAGAAACACGAGTATATTTTTCTGGTAAAATAGAAGAAGTACCTTTTAATATAAATGAAAATATAAAAATTCTTGATATATAAAAAGAATAAAAATAATTTAATTTTGTTAGTGATTATAAATGAAAAAATTAGCGGTATATGATTTTGACGGTACTTTAGTGAAAAGTCCTACACCTAATCCTGGTAAATCAGAATGGGTAAAATATTATAATAAACAATATCCCACAAAAGGTTGGTGGAGTAAACCAGAAAGTTTAGATTTAAATGTATTTAATTTTGATCCATTCCCTATTGTGGTTGCAAAAATTAGAGATGATTATGTTGATAAAGATACATATGTTTTAATATTAACAGCACGATTAGAACAATTACGACCACAAGTAGAATCTATTCTTAAATCAAAAAATATCCCTTATAATAAACTAATTATGAATTATACTGGTGATTTAAATAAAGGTGATGTTATTATGCATTATATGGAAAAATTTCCAGATATTGAAGAAATTGATGTATATGATGATATGCAAGATAAATTAGATAAATTAGAGGAATATACATCAATACGTAATGAATTACCAGATAATATAGATTATAAAATATATTATGTAAAAAATGGTGAATTTTTTTTGGTAGATGAGTTTGGTCATAATAAAATAAATCAATTAATTAGTGAGGTGATTATAAAATTTTTAAATGAGTATTTATAATAAAGATTTTTTCTATGATAACAATGCAGTATAAACCATTATATTTACCACAAGTGTCTGCACCTGGTGATTATGTTTTTAATCAATTAAAAGATAATGGTGTTTCATGTACTCAAGTTGAAGTAAAGCCCAATAAATTAAAACCAATGCAAGGTATTGTTTTTTCAGATACATTGGGTAAGTTTGATGATGATAATAATATAAAACCAATTTGGATTTCAAATGATAATAGTGTTGTAGACGGACATCATAGATGGGTTAAATCAATGATAACTAATAAACCTGTTTTAGCATATAAAGTAAATTTAAATGCTAAAGATACAGCACGTATGTTAAATAAAATTCAAGATATATATGAATATGAACAACAACAAAAAATGGAAGAAGTTGTGGGTCAAGATCCTATAAATAGCGTAAATAATATTGATAGTGATAATGATAATCAATTTATTACTACTTTAGAGGAAATGAAACCAAAAGATAAAAACAAAATTAAAATTATAGCATATCGAAAAGAACCTATAAAAAAGGGATCTGTTATAGGTAATTTTTTTATTTTAGATTCTACTAAAGGGTATGATAGATATGAAATTGAATTTGACAATTTATTAAATACAAATGATTTGGGTATAGTAATTTCTAATGGCGAGAATCCTATAGATAGTTTAATAAGAGTATGGTTTCCCAATGTCGATTTTCAAAAATTAAGTAAAGAACATAATAATACACCAATTATAAATTTAAAAAATAAAGCCATTGCTGAAAGAGCAAAACGATTAGGTTATGATGGTATTAAATATGGTGATGTAATGGTACAAGGTTTAAAATAAAAATTATGAAAACATATAAAATTAAAAATATTACGAATAATTTTAATAAACGAGATATAAATTATAATTCAACATTAAATATTGATTATATTAATGGTATGACAAAAAAAACTATTAAGTTAAAACCAGATAACGAATTTTATTTAAAAGTTTTATCATTACCAGTGTCAATACATTTGTTACGATTAAAGGGTTTAATTATAGTAGAAGAAGTTAACGATAAGAAAATTGATAAACTATTAAATAAAAAAATAAAGAAAAATGTAAGTGAAAAAACAGAAAAAAAAATAAAACCAACCTTACCTGCAAAAATTACAAAGAAAAAAAAGCGTACAATAAATAAAATTGAAAAATAAACCACACTTTTTGTGGTTTTTTTTTGTTTTTTATTTTTATATGTATTATATTTGTTATAAATAACTTTATATATAATATATGAATATTAAATGGATAATAAAATACGAATTTTATTTTTTAACTTAGATGGTGCTGGGGTTAATTATTTTAGAACTTTAACACCTGCAATTGAATTAGAACAAAAATACTCAGATAAATTTTTCGTGGAAATTAATCCACAATTAGATTTTAAAGATCCCACAACTTTAGATTATTTAAAAAGTTTTGATATAATACATTATCATCGCCAAATTTTGGGTAATATAACTCATATGAAAGAATTGGTGAAAGAATTGAAAAAAGCGGGGGTTACATTAATTGTTGATATTGACGATTATTGGCATTTATCTAAGAATCACCCTTTTTATACACTATCTAAGGGTAAAAATTTACATGTTTCAATTATCGAAAATTTGAAACTTGCTGATTATGTGACAACAACAACCGAATTATTTGCTGAAAAAATTCGAGAAATTACTGGTAAGGATAATGTTATGGTTTTATATAATTCTATAAATCCAGAATGGATGCTACAATTTCAAAATAAATGGAAACCAGATCCTAATGGTAAAGTGCGAATTGTTTATGCAGCAGGATCATCGCATTGGGGGGATATACAACAATTAGAGGGTGTTGTTAATGCGTTATATGCTAATCCAGATTTAAAAGATAAATTTAAAATTATTTTAGCTGGTTGGGATACTGCTGGATCAACAACTGAAATAAAATTTAATGACGAGTTTGGTAAAGAATTACAATTACGTGGTTTGTGGAATAAAAAAATTATAAATGAAATTAATAATAGTAAGGGTGATATTAATAAAATTTCTAATGTGCCAGAAGATTTAGTAAATAAATATAGGGGTAAAGTATTTTTAGAAAATAAAAGGGATTTAAAATCGGAAGAATCTGTTTATTTAAAATATGAGAAAATTTTAACTGATAATCATAGAATAATTGAAAATGATGATTATAAAGAATGGTTAATGAATTTTGAAAGGGGTGTTTATCCTGGTGATGAAGGTAATTTTGGTAGACGTTGGACAAAAAAAGCAAATATATATGCTAATGTTTTAAATGAGGCTGATATTGTAATAGCACCTTTAGATGATAATGATTTTAATCATATGAAAAGTAATTTAAAACAAGTTGAGTGTTGGACTCGAAAATTACCGATTGTTTGTAATGATATACCACCTTATAATGTTGATGGTAAACATATGGAAAATTGTATTTTAATACCTAATAAACCTAATAAATATAAATATTGGTTAAAATATTTAAAACGTTTAATTTTAGATGCTGATTTAAGAAAAAAATTGGGTGAACAGTTATATGAAGATTTTAAAGATAAGTATAACTTATCAACAGTTACAAAAAAACGTGCTGATTTTTATGAATATATTCATTTAGAAAGTATAAAAAATAATCCTCAAAAATTTAGTGAAAAATATGTTGTTGTAAATGAAAAAAAAGAGTAAATATTTTTTATTTCCAATAAAAAAAATATTAGTTTGGTTATACATGAAATTATATGCTTTTATGTTATATCTTTCATTAGCAATGTATTATGTTGAAAAAGATACTTTAAATATAAAGGGTGAAACAATAGTTTCAATGATAAAAGAAAAAAAGGGGAGTATTTTAAATAAATTTTTAAGTGGTGAAAGAGACGAAGTATATGTACAGGAGTTTTATGAAATATTACGTAAAGCAGATGAGTTTATGTTAAAGAAAACACCTTTTGAACAAGCGGTTGCTGCTGATAAATTTTCAATGAATATTGGTCGTAAAGATCCTATAACAGGTGAAATTACAGATCATCATGGTTTTTTCGATAAAAAACATAAATATAAAAATAAAACATTAAAAGAGGTTATTGAAAAAGAAACCATTACACGTGCCACTAAAGATGATTATGAGGTTATTAATGTTCACTCTAATAAACCAATTGAAGTTGGTTTAAGTGATTTATTGTACGGTGTTGATGAGAATGATAAAGATATGACTACTATTGTTAAAAAGGGTAATAAATTTAAATTCCCTTTATATGTAAAAAGAGATAATCATGTTATAAATAAAATAGAAATATTAACTGAAACCCTTTTTATAAAAAAAATAGGAATGGATGTTATTCAATTAGAATTTTTTATACCTCTTAAATTTAAAACAAATGAATTTGATAATGATAATGAAATTATTAAAGAATTGATAAATATTGATAATGTTTTTTATAAAGAAAAATATGGGGAAGTAATAGGTTATAAAATAGATAAATTTAAAAAAAGGATAATTCATAATGATTATGAGGTTTTTAAATTTATAGGTAAAATAATGGAAAATAAAACAATATAATATGAGTGATAATAATTTTTTAAAAAATTTAAAAGAAGCATTAGATAAAGAAGAATTTAATTCTGATGCAGCAAAAAGATTTAATTCTATTAATTATAGGGTAGATAATAATTTAGTAGATAGTGAAAATGTAAAAAAAAGAATTGAAAAAATAGGTAAACGACAATTAACACCTGAAGAAATTGTAGAATTAGATCGAAAATTTGAAGAATTTGAAAATAAAAATGAAAATGAAACTGTTATATTAAACAGATTACGTGAATTATTTGCAAAACATTATTATATAACAGAATTGTCTTTAGAATTAAATAAATTAATAAATGAATTTAATGATGATTATTTAGATAATCTTAATAATTTACCAGATTCTGAAAAATTATTAAATCAATATAATGAGTTAAAAAAACTTTATAAATAATTAGTGTTATTTAAAAATTAATTAGAAAATTCCATCAGTTTTGATGGAATTTTTTTTATAAGTATTTATATAAAAATGTATATAAATGAGAAGTTTTAATATTAAATTTCCTTTAATTGATGATAAAGAATTAAATACTTATTTTAAAATGAACTATATAACTAAAGATATGTATAGTTCTGATTTAGTATTATTATTATTAACCGAAAAAGGTGAAAGATATTATGAACCTGAATATGGTTGTAATTTATTAAAATTCGTTTTTGAACCTAATGATGATTTAACTGCTGTTGATATTGAAAAAGATATAAAAGATACTGTTGCAAAGTACATACCATCATTAACAATTAATAGTGTAAATTTTTATAGATTAGGTGATGAAGAATCAGATGTTAATTCTGAGTATCAATTAAATGTTAATGTTAAATTTACTTATAATGAAAATGTTTTAACTGAAAATAGTGAATTAAATATAAAATTTTAAATAAAAAAAGTAAATAATGAGTGATCCAGTAAATATAATTAAATATGGTAGTAGAACCTTTGGTGAAATTAGAAGTGATTTAATCAATTATATAAGACAACAATATCCCGAAGTTTTAACTGATTTTACTGATTCTAGTGTAGGTGCTATGTTAATTGATTTAAATGCTGGTGTTGGTAATAATTTGGCTATCAATACAGATCGTGCTTTTCAAGAAACACAATTAGAATATGCCCAACAAAAAGCATCTATATTAAATATAGCGAAAAATATGGGGTTTAATATACCTGGTAATAGACCATCTGTTACTGTGGTTGATTTTACAGTAAATGTTCCCGTTAAAGGTGATAAACCAGATAGTAATTATTACCCATCTTTAGCCCCTGGTGCTCAAGTAATTGGGGCTGGAAAGGTATTTGAAACTCAAGATGTTGTGGATTGGAGTTTACCTGTTAGCAGTATGGGTTTTCCTAATAGATCAATAATTCCAAATACTGATAATAATGGTATTATTGTTAATTATTCAGTTACTAAACGTGAAATAGTTATAAATGGTGCTACAACAATATTTAAAAAAGTTATTACTGATGCTGAAGTATATCCGTTTTATAATATAATATTACCTGATGATAATATTTTAGAAATTGAGGGTGTTATTTTAAAAGAAGGTACTAATTATACTACAAATCCTTCCCCTGAAGAATTTAGTCCTATATATGATGATACAAATGGAATTAAACATTATTATGAAGTTGATTATTTAGCACAACAAAAAGTTTTTATTGAAAATTATAATTCTTCGTTAATTACAACAGATATTAATAATAATTTAAAAGCGGGTCATTGGAAATACGTTTCTAAAAAATTTGTTAAAGAATATACCCCTAAAGGATATTGTAAAATAACATTTGGTTCAGGGAAATCAGATGTTAACCCCTTAATTGATGGTTTATTAAAAGAGGGTGTTTCTACTCGTGAATTTTTAAATAATTTTTTACATAACAATTCATTGGGGGAACAATTAATACCTGGGTATACATTATTTATTAAATATAGAACAGGTGGGGGTTTTAGTTCTAATATAGGTGCTAAAACTTTAACTGGTATGGGTGATTATACAATAAATGTAAAAGGTCCTCGTCAGGATTATAATAATGTAATTAAACGAAGTTTAAAAGTATCAAATCCAATACCAGCAATAGGGGGTAATAACGGACTGTCTATTGATGAAGTTCGTGAATTAATTAAATATAATTTTTCAAGTCAAAATAGGAGTGTAACTTTAACAGATTATTTAGTTCAAATATATAAAATGCCAGGGAAATTTGGTTCACCATTTAGAGCAAACGCTTATAAATTAAATAATAAGGTTGTTATACCTATTTTAAGTATTGATAGTGAGGGTAAATTATCTAATAATAGTAACACATTATTAAAAGAAAATATTACAGAATATCTGAGTTATTATAGGATGATAAATGATTATGTTGAAATTAAAGATGGTAAAATTTTTAATTTAGCATTTGATATTGATGTATATGTTGAAAATACATCGAATATGACTATTGCTAATAATATAATAACAATAGTAAAAGATTATCTTAATATTTTTAAACATCAAATGAATGATGATTTACATTTGGGTGAATTAGAGAAAAAAATTTTAGATGCTAATGGTGTTATTAATGTTATAAATGTAAAAGTATATAATAAATTTAATGGTGAATATTCAATGAATGTTATTTCACAAACAATTACAGATCAAAATACTGGTGAAATAAAAATCATTAATAATACCATTTATTCTACAGCAGATTCAATGTTTGAGATTAAATATCCTGAAAAAGATATTAAAGTATTTTTAAGAAAAAAAGTTTATTTTTAAAATGAAAGTTATAAAAAAAAATATTAAACAGGCATTAATAACTGGTGTTACTGAAATAGATGGTGTTGAGTATATTAATATAATTCCCGATTTAAATGCTGTTTACAATTTAACTTTTTTATTAGAAAAAGAAGAAACTAATTTAGGGTTTTTTGATGTTTATGATTTTTCTGGTGTTACGGGTACAACTATAACCCCTGAAGAATATACTGTAACTGGTAAATGTAGTAGTAGATTATTAGAATTACGAAAATATTCACAACAACCACTTTTTATAAAAAGATATTATTTATCGAATAATATTTATAATAACGGTGTTAATATTAGTGAATCTGTTTATAATACTTATCCTATGAAAATAGTGTATTATATAGACGGAATATCATATATAGATTATATTGAAAATAATACAGGTAAAACTAACACATTTTTTTATTTTAAAAAAACATATCCTTCTGAGGATTTTTTAAATAAACCTTATTATAAAGATCCACATAAAGATAATTTATCTGGGGATTTAAATTTATCAAGTAATGTATTTATTAATAGACCAAACATATCAATATTTGAAAAAAATTATAATATGGAATATATTAATAATTTATCCGATTTAAAATCATATGTTGCAGGTAATTATTATATTATATATAAATTAAATTAATATGAGTGTAGGAACTTATGGGTCAATAAGACCTTCAGACGTACAAATTGAAGATATAGATGTTTTTTATACATATATACCTAATAGAGAAACAGTAAATAATGAAACATATAGGATAAAATCTACTGATGTTTTATCGTATAGATATTTACCAATAGATGAGCAGGAAAATAATAATGAAAATTTATTAAGTGGTTTATATAATCTTAATTTACCAGCAACAATATTTAATCAAATTGGTATATATACAATATATTTAAAACCTAAAGAAATAAAAACAATTATCGTTGATTGTAATGTGTTGTCTGCATTACCCAATGTAAACGGTATTACTGTTGATATAAATGATTTACCTGAAAAATTAAGATCAAATAATGCTTTACAGGGTTATCGTATTGAATATATAAATGATGACGGTACTAAATTACGTAATAGTGTGAGATATATAGTTACTTCTAATAAAGTCGTGCCTGTAACACAAAATATTGGAAATACAAATCAAAAATCAATTAAATATAGATTTGATGATGCTGGTACTTTATTATTTTTACAAGTAACACCAAGTAGTTCATCGGATATTAAACCAAATTTAACACCTTTTATAGGAAAACCAGGACAAAAAATAATTTTATCTAACACTTATTTTAATCCCGTTGTTATAGAGGTGGAATTAGTTGAAAATACTATTGATACTATTGTTGATATAGTTGGGGGTGAACAAATTAAAGATGTTAATAAGGGTATATTAACGTATTATAATAAAGATAGGGATATATTAAAACAATTTGATTTATACGAAATTAAAGATGATGTTGATTATACCCCCCTATATGAAGTTAAAGAAAAACGTCAAAATATTGATGGTAGCCAAAATTTTGATGATATTACTGGTGATTTATAAATTGAAAAATAATCCCTAATTAAAAATGTCAATATTATATTGACATTTTTTTTTAAAAAGTATTTATAAAAAAGTATAAAAGTGGGAAAAATTAAAATTGTAAATAATCAGTTAGATCAAAATATAAATGGTAATACATTTACAAATACCGCATCACAAACAATTTTCCAATTTGGTTTATTTACTATAACAAGTAACTTGGAGGGTCGTCAACATGTTAATTATGATAATTATTTATCATCATTTATAACACCAATTACTTTAGAAACTTTAAATTTAAATGATGTTGAATCTGATTTATCTTTTAAATTCGATACTAACGTTGTTTTAAATTTAGATAAAACTGATTTAAATAATTTTGTTAAATTTGGTTCTGCTTTTGAATTAATTAGAAAATCAGTTGAAAATATTATTGTTAAATATCCTGGTAGTTTATATGTTTCATCTCAACAGACTACAAATGGTAATATAACAATTTATGATTTTCAATATGATCCTTTTTTAGATGTGTCGACATTTAAAACATCTAAAAATTTTATAATTAATAATTTTGATGTTGTTTTTAATAAAATAGATTCTACAATCCCTAATGACGATGTATTAAAAAATTTAAATTTATCATATGATAAATTTATTATTTGGACTGATGAAAATAAAGATGATTATACCCATAATATAATTGGTTTTACGGGTTATACTAAAACAGATTATAATGTTTATATTAAATGTAAGGGTAATCCATTTTTATTTATAACGGGATCAACAATACCATATTTTAACTATCATATAAGACCTAATATACGTGAATATGATAATTTTAGATATTCACTTAATAATTTTGAACGCTTTATTCTTTCTAATAGAGATAATGTAAGAGGTTTTAGTTTTTCAATAAAAGATCCTATATTATTGGATAATGGTGATATTCAATATAATGATATAGATTTATTATGGAATACATCTGATGGATATAATATTGATATTAATACACCACAATATAGTAGTTTTTTAGAATCTTTTTTAAATATCGGTAAAAAATATGATACTATAAAAACTGATTTAATTGCTAGATTTTTAACACCATCATCTTTAAAGGTATATGATTATACTGAAAAAGAAAAAATGGATAAACTGTTAAAAACATATGGTTGGGAATTTGATAGATTAAAAGAATTTATAGATTCATTAGTTTATATTAATAAAGTAACTTACGATAAAAAAAATAATTTACCAGACCAAATAGTAAAAAATTTAGCGAATGTATTTGGGTGGGATGTTTTTCAATTAGTAAATGAACGCGAATTAGTTGATAATATTTTTTCAACAGATAATAATGAACGTAATTTGAATTATGATTTAACCCCTGCCGAAGTTGATATTGAATTATGGCGTAGAATTTTAATAAACACTAATTATTTTTGGAAAACTAAAGGGACTAGAGAGGCTATTAAATCTATATTTTTATTAATAGGTATTCCCGAACCTTTTATAAATATTACTGAATATGTTTATACTGTAGACGGTAAAATAAACCCAAATACAGTCCCTATTGATTTAGTTGATTTACCCTCAATATCATTACCATATGATAATGATGGATATCCAATTGCACCTTTTGAAACAAATGATTTTTATTTTCAAATATCGGGTGATACTGATAGTGGTCAAGCATATATGGATAATTTTAGATTAGTGGGTTTTAATTTACAACCACAAATAGATAATAAAAAATCTTGGGTTCAAAGTGGTGGTGTTTATAGACGTGATGATATAACCCCCACTTATTATCAAGAAGATAGTAAATTAGTGTTGAATACTAAAGAAATTGATATTGCTTTAGACACCTCTAGAGGCATTGAATATGATATATATAGATATATACACGATATTGATTTTCCTGCAAATTCAACAGGTTATACAGTACCATATACATTTGTTAATTTGTCTTTAGATGTTCCTGTTGGTGGTACACAAGAATTTACTTTACCTTTTAAACCAGAGGGGGATATTGAAGTGAGATATAACGGTATAGAGTTAAATGCACCTAAATATTTTGAATATAATCCACCATCTGGTATTACAGATAATTCAACGTCACCGCCTGATTATGGCGATTATACTAAACATAATGAATATTGGATTGATCCTAATCCTAATAATTTTCCTAAATTATATATTTTATATCCAGCAAATAATCAACCTGGTGTTAATAGAGATGTGATAGAAGTAACGGGTATATATAAAAAAAATAGTGGTTTAGAGAAGATAACTATAAAATATATAGTTATAAGAATTAATCCAGATTTAAATGGCACTATAATTGATTTACCTGATAAACCTAATGGTGATGTACAGTTAACAATTAATGGTATTTCAGCCACACAAGGAAATCAAATTATACAGGCAGATTATATTATAAACCCCAATAATCCACAACAATTAATAATACAGAATCAAGATTTAATAGCGTTTCTTGCTACCCATGATATTATTAATAATCCTATATATGCTCAAGTGGCATTTATAAATGTTAGTGGTTCAACGAGTATAAATGCTAGACAAGATGTTAGTAGAATAGACACATTATGTGGTGGTAATTTATATTATAGTAATACATCTAATAAAGTAATATATAAATTAAAATATAAAATTTTTGAAGCACAAAATGTAAAAATTTTGGTAGATGGTATTGCATTAGAACCTGAAACTGATTATACAGTAAACCCAAATAACCCATATGAAATATTATTACCACCTACTGTTAATTTAGGGAGTGTTGTTACTGCTTATTATATGGTTGCTGAAGGTAATTTATTTAATCCTATTATAGATGATATCTTTGGGTTAGGGGATATTAGTAAATTATCTTTTTTAGAGTTTATTGATTTAGTTCAACGTAGATTAGTTAACGCATCTAATAGAAAAATTATTACTGATTTTAAAGGTGGGTGGTATCCTACATTATTAAGAGTGTATAATAGTTATATTTTACGTAGTTGTTTAAATGATAATGATCCTTTACAATCTAATGGTTATACTTTTCATAATTTATATGGATTTTTAACAAAATATAACGCCTTTTTTCAACGTTTTGTTGACCAATTATTAAGTGCTACAATAATACAAAAAAAGGGTGGTTTGTTAATACGCAATACTGTATTTACTAAACAAAAATTTACATATAAACGAGGTGTGGTATTAAACGATAATGAATTAAATTATTTTGGTAATGATGCTTCTATTTTTAAGAAAAGATTACCAACTACTAGTTTTAGTTGGGATGATGATTTTATTTGTGTTAATTAAATAATAATATGGGTACTGGTAGAAAATATATTTTAAATGCTATGTCATATGTACCATATGGTATATATACTTCAGGGTTTACAACACAATATAATTTAACTAATGAATTTACATTAACTTGTGAGGGGGTTAATTTATATTATAATAATATAAATTTAATAGATTTATCATTAATGAGTGATAATGATTATGAAAAAAGAGTTAATGATTTTTTATTATATGTGGGGGTATTGTCTACAGAAATAAATGATTTAAAAACAAATGCTATTATCACCACTCCAGATTGTATTGATTGTTTAATTGATACCGATTTTTATGTTGAAAAATATGATACTGGTGTTCAAGTTATTAATTATGGGGTTGGTTATGGTGAATTACAATTTGCCGTGGTTAATGTTGGTGTAATACCAATTGAAAGTGATTGGCAAGTTAATGATATTTTTCTTAATGTAGATATGAATTTAACATATGATGTATATGTTAGAGATTATAATACCACCGATAATAGTATTTATTGTCAATTATATAAAACTATTGATTTTAGTCAATTTAATCCAATTGTTGTAAAAACAGTCTCCCTTGAGGAAGGTGTTTATATAAATGCTTTTGGAGATAAAAAAGGTAAAATTGTGGTAGATCCACCATTGGAAGATCAGGAAAAAATAACTATTGATTTTGAATTAGGTGTTAATTCTTATAGTAATGCAAGCGGTTATGCCAAAGTATTTTGTAAACCTAATAATGGTAGTGTATTTGATCCAATATCATCTATTTGTAATAATTCAACAACTAATTCATTAACTTTTGGTTTTGGTGATGATGTGTGTTATGATATTCAACTTAATGCGCCTACCTATGGTGATACTGGTCATTCATATATTTGTTTATCTAATATTGTTGGTAGTGATTATATTGAAATTAATAGTGGTAATACTTGTGTTGGTATAATAGATGCTATGGGACAATATGACGTTGTTTTAAGTTTAAATCAAACATATAACGATAATAATAATGGTTGTACAGTTAGTGGGGTATTAACATATGATAAAGCCGAGGGTATTCCAATAAATGAGTGTGTTAATGTTACTATGAATTTTAATAAAACTATTGTTGGTACTGGTGATATTATAGGTAATATTTATTGTAAACCAAATGGTGATACTATTTATCATTTAATTGCTGATGAAAATGTTGTTCAAAGTAAAACTTTTGAAATATGTAATGGTGATGATATTTGTTATAATTTAAAATCCGAAGTAACTTCAGCAAATAGCGATATTAATATTGGTTTAAATATTGATAATGTGTCACCAATAACTATAGGTATTAACCCGTCAATTGGAAGTATTAGTTGCGATTCAGCTGTGGATAGTTCTGGTAGTTATTTAATATCGTTATTAACACCAAGTAATAATACAAGTTTAGAAGGGTGTGGTATAATTAACACAACACCAATATTATATACAAATGATTCTAATGATGTTGATATCAATTTATATGTTTTAGCATCTAAAAGATTACCAGATTCAGACAATAACACTAGAATAATTCCCGATGATGGTGGGGGTAGTCCTAGTGATGGCGATAGTGGAGGTAGTACCGTACCAGGGGGTAAAGCAATATCTCAAATGAGAATTATTTGTAATGATCATATTATAATGTCTGTTAGTGCTGATGCAGATTTAGGTGAGAATTATAGTCAAATTTGTGAAGTAACATTAACGGTAAATATTAAATATAATGATAATGTTTGTGTTGAGTATGGTTTAACTAATACTGTTGAAGATGTAACTGGTGATGATGTTAGAGATGGTGAGGCTTATGCTAAAGGTAGTATATCTTATGCAACAAACCATGAAAATTATAATATAGATCCCAATAATTGTTATTTCAGTTGTAGTGCTGGAAGAAACATTTAATCTAATTAAAAAATATAAAAAAATAAATATAGGGTATTTATTATAAAATATAGTTTATGGCATTTATAGAAAAAAAAGATCCGATTGTATTAAATATAATGATAACATCAAAAGGTAGGGAATTATTATCAAGAGGTAAATTATCTTTTGATTATTTTGGTATAGGGGATAGTGAAATAGATTATAATTTTATTAATAATACTGGATTTAACCCTTTTAATTCTAATATTTTAAGAGCAACAGATAAAAACCCCCAAATATTATCGTTTATAACACAAATTGTAAGTGGCGATACTTTAAATCCTATCGGTACAGTACCAAATTTAGGTTTAACAGTAGAAAATCATGTTAACCCTATTGGTTTTTTTAATCCAACATCTACAGAATTTTTAACAGATGGTGCTCATGTAAAACAAGCGGATATAATGATTGTTAGTGATACTGTAACAGGTGGGACTTTATTACATATTAATCAATCAATTACATATTTAGGTAATGTTAATGAACCATCAAAGGGTGATTTATTAATGATAAAATGGGCTAACCCTGTTTTATCGGGAAATACAACTGGATATACTGTAAATGCTAATGTACCAGTACCATTTTTATTTTATAAAATTGTAGATGTTATTAGTGGTAGTTTAGCCTCGGATAATTTAATTGTTGAAGTTGATAGAGATTTACCTGATTTTAGTAATGTTTCTGGAAATACAAATTACTCTGGTGGTATTATTTTTTATAATCAAATAAACTATTCTGGGGATACAGAATGTAGCACATCAACCGATAATACGGATGATGCTTTAATAGCCTTTTTACAAAATTGC